AGACCTGTTAGATCGTGGTGGCTTTAAACCAGTAGACAAGATCGAACAAACTGTAACTAGTATCGAAGAGAAGACTACTGAAGAGTTGGAAAAAGAATTTAAAGAAGTAACTTCACTTTTACAATAGGAGATAATTATGTCATCATTTAGAAGTCGGTTGGGTGAGAACAATAGTCCAACCCCAAAGGGTACGCCAAAGAAAACAAACCAGTGGTACAAGAAACGCAAACCTTCGCCTGTTAAAAGTATACCCCTTGAGATGTCAATGAACACTAAAAAAATCGTATCAGAATTAAACAAAGGAATACCTAAGAGTAAAAAACGCAAGGGATAAATGAAAAATAAAGAACAGTTAGAACAAGCCATTGCTACGGCAAAGGAACTCTACAAGAGGCAGAAGTACAGCAGGATTCATTTTTACGATCCATATCCATTTCAACAGAAGTTTCACAAGACAGGATTTGAAAATAATCAAAGGTTGTTAATGTGCGCTAACCGAATAGGCAAGTCCTACTCTGGCGCTGCTGAGATGGCTATGCACCTGACGGGTATATACCCTGACTGGTGGGAAGGTAAACGATACTACAAGCCTATCACCGCATGGGTTGGTGGTGTGTCTAACGAATCTACCAGAGACATCTGCCAAGCAGAACTGCTAGGTGCCCCTGAAGACCCTGACGCATATGGAACAGGAGCGATACCTAGAGATTGTATAGTAAGCACTGAGCGCAAGCCCGGTGTGCCTAATGCGAAAGCATTGGCTCTGATCAAGCACTCAAGCGGAGAGAACTCCACTGTACACTTTAAGTCATATGAATCTGGTGTAGAGAAATGGATGGGTCGCTCTGTTGACTGCATCTGGCTAGACGAAGAGCCTGACAGATCATTGTACTCACAGGCTGTGACACGTACGTTAGACCGCAAGGGTATGGTGTACCTTACTTTTACCCCTGAGAAGGGTATGACAGAGACTGTAAGCGCATTCATGAACAACATTCAGAAGGGTCAGTCCCTAACGAATGCAACATGGGATGACGCTAGTGAACACGTTAAGACACTTCGGGGTAAGCCCGGACATCTTGATGACGATACGATGAGACAGATTCTGTCTGCGTATTCACCTCATGAGAGGGAGATGCGGAAGTTTGGTAAACCAACAATTGGTTCGGGTTTAGTATTTCCGATACCAGAAGAAAAAATAATGTGTGATCCTTTTGATATACCGGAGGATTGGGACAGAATAGCAGGAATAGATTTTGGTTGGGACCATGATACTGCTGTTATATGGGGAGCATATGATAAGAGTGAGGATACGTTCTATGTTTATGATGCATATAATGCTAATAAGCGTAGCCCTGCGGAACATTCTATTGAGATTATGCGCCGTCCTTCTTTCATTCCTGTTGCTTATCCCCACGATGGTAATCGTCGTGATAGCATTGGTAATCCGGGGTTGGCAGACCAGTATCGGACTCTTGGCTGCAATTTTCTACTTGAGCATTTCTCCAATCCCCCGGCGTTGGGGCAGAAGAAAGGCTCTAACAGTGTGGAGGAAGGTATTCAGCAGATGGTAGTTTGGATGGAAGAGGGTAGATTTAAAATATTTGAAAACTTATTCCATGTCTTACAAGAGTATAGACAGTACCACAGAAAGGATGGAAAGATTGTGGCAGTTAGAGATGACAGTATGAGCGCAATGAGATATTGTTTTATGAGCAGAAGATTTGGAGTGCCGGGTTCTGGTGACACGTGGAACTTTAACTTCGATAAACCTTTAGAATATCAGGAACTAGGAATTGTATGAGTGATCCAGTAACAGAAGATGAAATTGTAAGCCGAATTGATGGAGAGATTAATGAGGCTGTAGGATATGGTGATGACGTTTCTGAGCAACGTCGTGAAGCCATGCGCTATTACTATGCTCTTCCTTTGGGTAATGAGATTGAAGGTAGAAGCCAGTATGTAGACAGCACAGTACAGGATACGGTTGAGTGGATTAAACCTTCACTCATGCGTGTGTTTGCCTCCGGTGACGAACTGGTTAAATTTGAGCCTAATAATCCGGGTGAGGTTGACATGGCTGCACAAGCCACAGACTATGTAAACTACGTGCTACAGAACCAACACAACGGTTGGGAGATTATGTACCAGTGGTTTACTGATGCGCTTCTACAAAAGAACGGCATCATCAAAGTGTGGTGGGATGAGTACGATGAGTACGTACGTGAAGAATACAATAACCTTAATGACCTAGAGTTTGAAGCATTAATGTCTGATAACTCAGTAGAGGTCATAGAGCATGATGAGTATGGCGGTGAAGATGGAAACTTTTACCATGATGTTATTGTAAAAAGATCACAGTACAACGGTAAAGTATGCATTGAAAACGTACCGCCTGAAGAGTTTCTTATTAACCGTGAAGCAAAAACCATAGAAGATGCAAGGTTTATTTGTCATCGTGTAAGAAAAACTTTGTCAGAACTTAGGCAGATGTATCCTGATATAGATGTTGAAGACCTCAAGGGTGGTGACACAGGAAGCCCTATGTGGAACGATGAGCAGAATGCCAGATACGCTTTTGATCACACACAAGATTTTTTCAATACATCACAAAATGCAGCACCTGAAGAGTCCATGCAAGAGTATTGGCTTTATGAGTCTTTTATTCGAACCGACTTTGACGGCGATGGTATTGCCGAATTGCGTAAGGTATGTACAGTAGGTAGCACTATATTAGCAAATGATGAAATTGATAATATGCCATTTATCAGTCTTACGCCTATTCAAATATCACACAAGTTCTTTGGTCTTTCTGTGGCTGACTTGGTTATGCCATTGCAGAAGATTAAGAGTGTGCTGATGCGAAACCTGCTAGACAATATGTACAACCAGAACTACGGACGGTTTGCGGTATTGGAGGGTCAGGCAAATCTGGATGATTTACTGACGGCTAGACCGGGAGGCATCGTACGTGTTAAGTCACCTAATGCTGTCACCCCTCTGGCTACTCCTCCGCTTGAACCTTTTGTGTTTAACATGGTTCAGTATCTGGATGATGTACGTGAGTCACGTGCAGGTGTAAGCAGAATGAGTCAAGGAATGAATGAGGACGCATTGACCTCTCATACTACGGCTACTGCTGTTAACGCCGTAATGACTGCATCACAATCAAGAGTGGAACTTATAGCCCGTAACTTTGCTGAGACAGGCGTTAAGGATTTGATGTGTAAGATATATGAACTGTTAGTTAAGAACATGGACAAGAAGCGTGTCATCAAACTCAGGGATCAATGGGTAGAAGTTAACCCAAGGTCATGGGCTGACAGGATGGATGCTACTGTGTCTGTTGCTCTGGGCAACGGTAATAAGGATCAGCAGGTTGCACAGTTGACTCAGTTGACTCAGATGGCTATGGGTCAACAAGCCTCTGGTAGCCCAATGGTTACCCCTGAGAACCTATATAACTTGCAGGCATCATTGCTCAAGTCTATGGGGTATCAGAATGTAAACGATTATCTTACACCTCCTCAGATGCAAGAACCTCCACAACCTGATCCTATGCAAGAGGCGCAGTTACAGGCTCTTAACGTAGACACACAGGTTAAGCAGGGTGAACTAGAGGTTAAGAGAATGAAGGTTCAGAATGAGATTCAAGAAACCAAGATGGAATCTAAATTCAAAATGGCTGAACTAGCAATAGAAGACAAACAAAAGAGGGCAGTTAAAATAGGACAATGACACCTGAACAAAGGCAGAGCAATGCGAAAAGATTATTAGAAGATGATCTATTTGCAGAAAGTATAGAAGCGTTAAAAGCGCAACTACTACATGAGTGGCAAGTGACAAGCCAACATGATATTGAGAGTAGAGAACAGATTTGGCTTGAACTCAAACTGGTGGATAGATTAGTAGGACATATCCAATCAATATTTGAGGAAGGACAAATAACTAAATTTACATCAACAATGAGAAATATTTAAATTATGGCTATACCAAATGTGGTGGACACTACTCCAGTTGAGCGACCCACCGAACCATTAAGCGAAGCAATGAACATTGCTAACGCACAAGAAGAGATTCTAAAACTTATGGACGCTGATGAGGCGCAACCAGTAGTGGCAGAAGATCAACCTGTAGAAGAAACGGAATCACAACCTGTAGAGGAAGAGGAAGTTTTAGAAGAGGAGGCTGAAGTATCTGAGTCTGAGTCTGAAGAATATGAAGATGAAGATGAGGAATATGAAGCAACAGACAATCGTGATGCTGAAGGGCAGGAAACCGAAATGTACACCATCAAAGTTGATGGTCAAGACATAGAGGTATCCTTAGAAGAATTGCAACAAGGCTATTCACGGCAGTCTGACTACACAAAAAAGACGCAGGAGTTATCAGAAGAGCGCAGAACTATTGATGCGGAACGTGCTGAATACCAGAACGGACTAAATCAATTGATGGCGCAGCGTCAACAGTACGAACAGGCGTTAGGCCAACTAGGTCAACAGTTATCTCAGAACATGAGTAAGTTTCAGAATGTTGATTGGCAGCGATTAAAGAACGAAGACCCGCTAGAGTATGTCACCAAGCGTGATGAATTCCGTGAAGAACAGGAACGCATCAAGTCAGTGCATTACCACCAACAGCAGGTACAAGCACAGCAACAGCAAGAGATGGAGCAAATTCGTCAGAAGGCTGTAGCAGAGGAGATAGGTAAACTAGGGAAACTTATTCCTGAATGGAATGATCCCGATGCACAACCTAAGATCGCTAAAGATATTATGGATTATGGTGTAACCTCCGGGTTTACCAAAGAAGAGATGGAGGGTCTTGTTGATTCAAGGTCTGTATATCTTATTCATAAAGCCATGAAATATGATGCGCTTCAAAATGCTGACTTGAAAAACAAGAAGGTTAAAAACAAACCTAAGATGACTAAGAGCGGAGCCAAGCGACCCAAGTCCGATGCTAAACGTAGGCGTAAAGCCGAACTTTCAAAACAACTAAACTCTTCAGGGAAGGTTGCAGATGCAGCCAAACTGTTAGAGGATATTTTCTAAGGAGAAAATACTATGGCAGTACCAACTAATACACGGGAAACTTACGGAGCCATTGGCATTCGTGAAGACCTGTCAAATATCATTTACAATATCAGTCCGGAAGAAACTCCGTTCATGTCAAACATTGGTAAATCGTCTTGCGATAATACCTACTTTGAGTGGCAGACGGATTCTCTTGCATCAGCCAGTACCAGTAACCGTGTTGCTGAAGGCGATGACGCAAGTGCGCTTGCAGTGGCAGAACCGACACGCCGTGGAAACTACACGCAGATCAGCACGAAAGCAATCCAGACTTCTGGAACCGCTGAAGCCGTTGACTTTGCGGGTCGTAAATCTACGGAAGCCTATCAAATGGCGAAACGTGCAAAAGAACTGAAGTTGGACATGGAAGCAATGCTTCTTACCAACAACGGTATGGTTGCGGGTTCGTCAGGTACGGCACGTGAAACTGGCTCTGTCGGTGCATGGATTCAGTCAAACCTAGAGAACGGAACGGCTGCTGCTTCTTCCGCTTTTGGTACGACTCCTCCGACTGCGGGTACAGATAAGGCTGTTGTTGAGTCCGACATCAGAGACCTCATGAAGAAGTGTTGGGATGCGGGTGCAAGCCCAAGTGTCATCATGGTTGATGGTGCGCTTAAGCAGAAAATCTCTACGCTTTCGCAGAGTGTTTCTGAGTTGCGTACGTCTGCTAATGATCAGTCGCCTGCATATGTCGTGGCTGCGGTTGACATCTATGTCAGTGACTTTGGCAATCTTCAGATTGTACCTAACCGGCATATGCCTGCCAAGACCTGCTACTTCCTAGATTATGAGTATTGGGATATCGCTTATCTGCGACCTTTCAATACCTTTGATCTGGCCCGTACAGGTGATAGCATGGCGAAGCAACTGGTTGTGGAGTACGGTTTACGTGCCCGCAATGAGGCTGCTAACGGTGCCATCCTTGGTTGGGACCCGGCTCTCTAGGAGCGGTAATTGGGATGCCCCCTTCGGGGGGCTGACCTTTTGAATTAGATGACCTATAAAGGAAAGAACATGAAACTAAGTAAGAAACATTTTGATAGACAGCCTGACAAAAAGGTTGAATCGAAGAAAGTAGATGCTATGGCTGAACTGAAAAAGGCTTACAGCAAACCACAAAAGGTTGCCAAGGTAGGAGGCAAGGGGTATGTCTAAGACCATATTTGATATAGATGAAACATCTACAACTTACTTTGAAGAAGGTGACAAAGAGTTTACCTTAACCAAGGTACAGGATACAGCACCTGTACTGGATAATAACAAGAAAGAATTCAACAGTGGAATAAATAACCCTACAGATGGTATGTTTGGAAGAAAGGTAGCGTCTATTCCCTTGGTTGTATGGCAGAACTGGATGAAGGAAACTAACGGAGCGGTCAGAAGCGACCCTGTTTTGTTGGCTAAATACCTGAATGATCCAGACAATAAATACTTCAGAACACACAACAGTAGGATATAATTATGGGATTTTTTTCAAAGCCGTCACAAGAAGAAATGCAAGCAAGATACAAGGCTATGGCAGAACGAAGCGTTCTAAAGAATGGTGTGTTGCCAACTGTTCCTGCGGGAACTCAACAGGTTATTTATGGACAGAATCAAAACTCACTTGGGTTGAATTACGGCGATGCTGCTCCTACCATATATGAGCGCAACGGAAGAAAGTTTATTAGAAACCCTCATGGTGCAGGCGATTATGTTTTTAATGAAAGGACAGGAGCCTACCATGCACCGGGCGGTGATGGTGCCGGTGGCATCCTTATGTTTAGTCCTGCTAAAGAGGCTGAAGAAGATGAAGATGAGGATAATAAACAGGCTTCATCCGGTGGCTCTGGTGGCTCTGGTGGCGGTGGTTCTGGTGGGGCAGGTAATAACGGTGGTGGAAATGATACCGACCAAGGAACCGTTACATACGCAAGACCAAAGAAGAAAGTTCTAGGACATAAAGTTGCTTCAAAAACTATACTAGGAAATGGTTATAGTAGTATGGCTAACTATGCTCCTGAAACGTCAGGTCAACCACAAAACACATTAGTTAATAGTGATAATTGGTTGATTGAGTTAGACCCTAATGACGCACTTGCAACCGATCCCGGGCAGGTTACATACGGTAGTAATGTTGTTCTTAGCCCATACGTAATTTCTTAAGGAGAATATAATGCAAGGATCGATAACTACAACGGAAAGCACTAATACCAGTAAACCTTGGCAACAAGAGTATTACAAGCGTATGCTTGCACAGGCTGAGAATCTTTATAATCAAGGAATGCCTGATTATTACTCTGGCCCAACTGTAGCAGGCTTTACTCCTGCTCAGATGGAGTCTATGAATCTGACATCTAATTATGTTACTGGCGGTGCGCAGGACATGATGAATAATCAGAACCAAATTTATCGTCAGATGATGAGTGGTCGGGTAGACACAGGTGCAGGCACACCTTATGGTGATATGGCTGATGCATACAGGAGACAGGCAGTAAGTCAGGCTCAGGATGCTATGGCTGAGTTAAGAACAGGTCAGGTTGCTTATCAACCCGGCGGTTCCTCACGTGCCGAACTATTAAACGAACGTGTTATGGAAGACACTAACCAAGGCATCAGTGATAATCTGGCTTCTATGTACGGAAATGCGTATGATCAGGCACAGCAAAAACAGGTTCAGGCTCTAGGCCAGTATGGCAGCATTATGAATATGCCACTAGAGATGAGCAAACAATTGTACAACCGTGTTGGTCTACCACAGCAGACTCTTAATCAGGCTCTTATGGATGATCAGAAGAAGCGATACGACTACAACGCAATGATGCCTTACAACAACCTTGCTCAGTTCCAGAGTTTCATCAGCGGTAATTACGGTGGACAAAATATGGGAACTTCTACTTCAACAGCAAGGCCATTATAGGATAATAATATGTTTGCAGCAATACTAGGATCATTAGTAATGGGAACTCTAGCCTCTAAGGTTGGAGAGAACATCGTGGGTAAAAGACTTGGCATGAGTGAGAAGGATCGCAAGTTGCTAGGCACTGTGTTTGGCATGGCAGGTGGAGCCTACGGTGGATATGCAGGTCAGGCAGGCTTTGGCTCCTCTGGAATAGGAGCCTCTGGTTCTGCGGGTGGAATGGGTGGTCAATCTCCCAAGGTGGGTGGTGACTATGGCACCGCTATGGACCTATACAGCCAACCAACTGTTCCGGGCGCAGGTCCGGGTTACTATGGTTCTGCGCCGGTAGGAAACGTAACCAATACAGGCTACCAGTATATGCCTGCAATGGGTACTGAGTACACTCCAATTGATGGGTATTCAGGAGTGACGGGTTCAGCGGACGCACCGGCTACATTTGAGTACAATGATATGGCTAGGATGGACCCCGGCATGGATATGTATGCTAACAATTCTTATGGTAATAGCAATGAAATGTATAGTATAGGTAGACCCAACAACTCATGGGTTAATCCTAATGCTCCTACTGTTGATCCAGTCTCTAAAGGCTATATGGACCCGGCTGCATTCTTGGATTCCCGACCAACTCCGTTATATCAAGGTCCGTCTAGTGGAAACATAAGCGCCCAAACATTTGCTTTGGATACCCCCTCCAGAACTATAGACCTTGCGCCCTCTGGCACACCATTAGAGGTTACGGATGTATCAGCGTATACTGCTCCTCCAGAGCCTTTCTATGGGGTTGACCCTAATAGTCCTACAGCATCAGGCTCTAACTTAGGAATGGAAAGTGTATACAATAGCGGTGGTAATCCTAACGCAGAACTTATTCCTTCAACGGGTGATGGATATCTTATAAATCCAGATGATCAAGTAAGATTAATTCAGGAAAACGCTGATGGAACCTTTACTGATCTTAGTGCGCCTGATCTAAGCACCTCACAAGGTGTGGAAGAGTTTATCAATATGGATCAGATACGTGCTGACGAAATGATGGGTGGACCTCTTGATCCATTTGGTGGTGAACGTGCGATGGCAAGAGTTCCTTCAAACATTGCGAATAATGGGGGAGATGTTCCCTTTGTTGTGGATACACCTCCTTTGGCTGATATCCAATCAGGTACAAGTGCAACAGGTATTAGAGGCAATGCGTCTGCAAAGGCTGCTCAAGAAAGATTCCTCAGAAGCGGTCCACGTTTAGAGGACTTGGATGTTGCCACTCTTAACACTCCAACAGCAAGGTTAGAATCCCTTGATAACAAAGTATTTGC